CCAGGAGCCAATAAGATATCAAACTTCTTTACTGAAGTAGAACAACATATATCTTCTCTGCATCAGAGACTTCAACCTTATATCGTGTTATACAATAAATATGCTAGTCCAATACTACATAATATTTTAGTGGCTCTTTTACAGGCCTTTGAACAATATATTAAGACTACTCCCCTCGAACCTTTCTTTGCTATTATTGAGCAGTTGGCAGTATTATTAGTAGATAGCGGTTCTACTGGTTCTAATAGTAACGTAACCAAGTCTATTAAATACCTACAACTCAACTGATCTGTCATTCCGTAATCAACGATAAATAAATATTATTTTAGTAATAATATTTAATAATAAAATGGGAGATATTCATGACAATGAACAAATTGCTATAATTTGTAAACAAGTGATCACTTCGTTTACTTCCTATCGAGAGACAAGCAAGAAACCGATAATACAGTACATTAATGATTTCAAGGAGTTTTATTGTGAATTCAAAAGAAGTATTGATAGGTATGATAAGAAAGATAATCTTACTATTATGGCAGAAATAAATACTTTTTTAATTGAAACCGAGAAGAGAATATCATATCTAAATAACAGATTCTCTCCATACATGGTAGTATATAAGAATTATTTTAGTCCGAGAATCAACGGGATCATAGGAGATTTATTGAAAGAATTTCAAAAGTACATCGACGATAATCCATTACAACCTTGGAAGGAAAAACGAGATGAACTTCAAACATTACTCTAGGAAGACAACGGAACCATCCTCGTCATTACAAATAAGAATAGAAAGATAATTTATCTTATTAGATGATATATTATATTTATGATATTTGGCTATCTCTTTGATGACAATCCCGTGAGTTATATACCATCTTACTTCCTTAACATTAACATTATTCTTTCCAAATGATTTAAGGAATCTCTTCACTCTTACTTTAAATGAGTGATAGCTTTCATTACAGTAAGGTTGTCCTTCCAATGTTTCTGGTCTGAGTGAAGAGAATATTTCTTCTTCACTTAGAATATGATTACCAAGATATTCTCCAATAAGATCATTGAGTTTGATTGTGATGCTATCCTTAGATTTGGTATTATCACGTAATATTTGAGCCGTTTCTCTTGCGCGAAGGAAAGGAGATGTTTCTATTACTGTTGGTAGCCCGTATGTTAATAATAAAGAACATCTTTTTACCACTAATTCCTTACCTTTTTCTGTCAATTCAGGATCAAATGGGAAAGATTCGCTCTTTCCATTTGAATGAGCTTTCTCACCATGTCGAATATAGATTCTTAACATTTTCGTATAACTTCTTGTACTATTATATTTAACTAAGATTTATATTTTTATATTCTCATATTATCAAAAAGAAGAGTTATAATCTATCAAAATGGCAGAGAGTATTACGGATAAAGTCGTTGTAAATAATGTAAATAATGTAAATACCTTTGACAGCTTGAATGAAGATCTTCTTCTTATTAGTAAAATCTCACTCTACCAAACTATATCAGTATCAACAAAAGAAATAGTTGATCATAAGTCATGGAGAACGGCCTATCGAAGATATCGATCAGGAGATTCAAGAAAGAAAACAGTAGAATGGATTGATGAAGTTACTGGTCGAGCAATGTTAGTTGACCATCCAATCATCGTAGAGAATCTTATCCTTTCTATTCGTGGAATTAAGAACCTAATAAATACTACTTATTCTACTGATAATTATATTGTCAAGAAGTTAAACAACACATTGAAACTAATTGAAAATACTATTACCTCTAAGAATGATGCTAGTATTACACAGAATAAAGAAGAAGATCTTTTAGTATCTCTCATTAATGCTCCTTCGGACTCTGTTTGTTTCGCTAATAATACTTGTCCAGTAAAAGAGGATTATGCGGCCAAAACAGAAAGTATTCAAGAGAGAATCGATAAATTGCTGAAAGATATGACTGTCAATGATACCTTTCCCGAAAGCACATATTAGTGTAATATGTTAGTGTAATATGTTAGTGTAATATGTTAGTGTGACGTCATTATAATAAAAATGATGTTTGTATACAAAATATACAAACATCATCAAAATGGAGATGAATGAGAAATTACCGTCGTTCATTGAACAGAAACCCTTTGAAATCAAACTACTTACTCGTATTATTTACTTACATCCTTCCGTATTGAAGTTATGTCATTATTTTGAGTGTGCTGTTAAATATTATCACACCGGTAATGCTCTCTTAGATGTTAATACCTATGATACTTCTTATGAGAATATTATCATCGAATGGTTAAATATTATCTGCAAGAAGAGTGAGAATGAAGATAAAATAAATAGAAATCCGTCATTAGTTGCGCTACGCAACAAGATAAGTCATTCTCTCACACATAATACTTTCATCACTCTTATGGAAGATGTGGCAAAGAGATTTCATCTAATATCTCTTCTTCAATTCGAGAGTGAGATAGAGGATAAAATAATAATGGATATTCATACAAACGTATTTTATTATCTAAAAGAAATTCGTTTACATCATAATAGTCGTGAAGAAAGATATAAATATCTCGAAATATTTCGAGATTGCTTTTCTTCGAATGATTATGTAAGAAAATATGTTGTAGATTTATGTGCTCGGTTGTTATCCATTCTCGAATTGTTCACATTCAAGTTGTCCTTTCAAAGTGGTGAAGTTATATCAGAACCAGATATCTCGAGTACTCTTACGAGAGATATCCCCGATATGGTGGTAAAGGAAATAGAATATCCTATCAGAAAAGATCCATTGCATTATAAGTTTCATTATGATTCGAAAGCGCCATTCATAATTAACGATGAGGCTATCTACTCATTCAATGTTTCCGATTTTGAGTACCGAAAATTCTCAATTGATATATCTCGATTCGTGGCAAAGAAGCTCTTCCCTCTCATACCAGAGAAATCCAATATAGTATTGGATTAAAAACAATATAATGCTTGTATCAAGACAAGCATTATATTTTATATTTAATAATATGGAAGGAATATCCAAGCAAGTATTAATATAACGATAAACAGGATAACTGCTATGATGGACCAGTTATAACAATAACAATAACCGTAGAAAGCGGTGTCCCATGATGTCCAAGATCCTCCTTCTAGTGGTTTTAATAATGCTTTCTTATTATTAAATTCTGTATCACAGATAGTATAGGGATTTAGAAGTTCACTAGGTAATAATACATATCCATTCCTATACTTATCTAAATGAGCCACTTTATCTACCATTCCTGGTCCAGTACTCATTATAACATCAAGATGTTTACCGAAAGCCCACCACGGTGATCCTTTACACGCTTCTTCTATCATATCTAACCAAATTGGATGTCCTGGAACAGATGCTAGTATGGAATTTGTTAGTGAACTTTTAACATTACTACTACTCAGTAGAAATAACTCTCCATCTTCGAAGAGAAAAGAAATATCTGCTAGTAATTCATAATCTAAATCGAGATAAAGACCTCCATTGATATATAACCACATATATCTTATAATATCAGCCCTCTGTATTCCATACTTGAAGTTATCGTAATATGATAATATGTGTGGAAAGTGTTTAATAACAAATTCTCTATTAGAAGCATCTGTCATTAAAACATAGGTCCAATCTCCCATATATTTCCTAATCGACTCTGGAGAAGAACGCCAGTGATCTGGTATATCTTCTGTCTTCCATGTTTGCATAATAATCTTCGGAATCATCTTTAATATAGATTTATAAAATATTTAGTGTTAAGATATATTCCAACACTAAATATTCAATGAATACTTTAATCGAATTCAACGTTGGTTATTTCTGGTATTTCGTGTTCTGTTGCGCTGAAATCTGTGGGATTGAATGGTTCTTGTGTTATCTTTGTCAGTTGCTTTCCATTCTTGATGTTGAATCTGTCAGACTCTTCTTGCAAATATTCGTTAATTAGTTTATTTAACTCTCCAAGAGATAATCCTATCACTTTAGTTAAATAGACAAAGGATGATTGAACAGTAACATCGGAGAGTTCACTCTCACATAATTCTTGATCTAATGTTCTCAAGATTGCTGTGTAGATAAGATCATTCCTCTGAGAAACTCGCACATTAGTATCACCAGTAAACGTCGCAAGAGATGCGTATCCTGTCAACCATTCATATCTAATTCGAGGAAGATTAATGATCCAATCTTGTAATGTTCCATCACCGAACTTGTATTTAGCAGATGGATTAATAAATTCATCGAGAAAAGCAACACCACTAATCTGTGAGATCAGATCACGTTGATCTTGAGTACACTTATCAAATGAGAAATGAAATTGCTTCGGCCATTCAGTTCCTGGACCTTTCCAATATCTATTATACATTCCGAAAGTAAACATCCAAGCGAAATATCTTCTTACTAATGATTGTTCTTGTGGCGGCATTGATTGATAATCTGAAGAGAGCCTTTTCATTCGACTCACAGAATTACTAAAATATGCCAATCCTTGATCGATCTTTGCTAATAATAAACTTGGGAGGTTTGTCATTATTTACTGATAAATCTTCCGGAGTGTATGATCTCTTCAATAATGTTCGTAATTTTCTAATAGAATCAATTGGAAAGTCCGGTCGTATGTCATTTGGTGGTTGATTGTCGGGATTGGAGAATCTAAATTCACCATCCGATTCATGAAAAGAAAGAGCGAGTTCTTCCATTGAATAACATGAACGATTTCTTATTGTTCCATAAGATAGCCAATAATGATCCTTATTAAGAGAACTCCTCACCTCGCCTTCACTGACATCTAATAAGTTATCGTTGGAACACACCGAATGATAAAATGACCACGAATATTCACCGCGAAATATCATGCTACTCAACATACTTATTTTTCCTTGTCTACTGTAATCTTCGAGATTATCGATATCATAGAATTTAAACAACTCTTTATCAGAGTATATTGTCACAATATACTCTGATAAATCTCGATCTCTAAATTCATCATATCGGGTGGATCGTCTAAACCAACAGGACGAATAAGAATTGGGGCAATATCCTTCAATCCCTCTAGAAAGTACTTCTTTTTCCCTATAATGTCCGTTTTTCCATCGATTAATCCAAGTTTCTCAGAGATTATATCGATATTTTCAGTACCTTGAAATAGGAATAAAATGTATTTTTCTATAGGATGTTCATCTCTCAGAGCGATATAAGAATAAGGTCCTCGGAATTCATTGGATTCTTCTATTCCGTATAATTTAGCTATATACCAGACATCTAATGGGCGATAATTCTTAATAATAGGATATCTGTCAGCGATATTATAAGCTGATGTCCAAGTTGATCCAACAGATCCTGTGAGAATGGCAAAAGTAAGACATGATTTACGTATTGGACCTTCATATCCAAAAGGTTTGAGTATGTTAAGTAGTTCATCA